ATGCCGAAGATCACAAAAAAGTTGGTCGATGTGACGACCGCCGACGGGCGGACGCGCTTCCTCTGGGATGACGAATTGCCCGGTTTCGGCTTCTGCGTCACGGTGGCCGGGGCGAAATCCTACGTTGTGCAATATCGCTTTGGTGGCCGCTCCCGCCGGATGACCGTCGCCCGCCATGGCGTCATGACCCCGGATGAGGCCCGCAAAGAGGCGCGCCTGATCCTGGCCGACGTGGCGCGCGGGTTGGACCCGGCGGCGCGGCGTGAGGAACAGCGGCGTGACCTCTCGGTGTCCGAACTGTGCGACCTCTATGTGTCGGAGGGGATGACCACAAAGAAGCCGTCCACCATCGCGACCGACAAGGGCAAGCTGGAGCGGCATGTCAAGCCGCTGCTGGGCAAGCGTCTGCTGCGGTCCATCACCCGTGCGGACATCGAGCGGTTTCAGGCGGACGTTGCCACCGGCAAGACCGCTGCCGACATCAAGGGCGGGTTCAAATCCCGCTCGACCGTGACCGGAGGGCGAGGGGCTGCCGCCCGCGTCCTGGGGCTGCTGTCGGGCGTGTTTCAGTTCGCGGTGAACCGCAACCTGCGCCCTGACAATCCGGTGCGGGGCGTCAAGCGGTTTGCCGATAAGAAGTGCGAACGGTTCCTGTCGCCGTCTGAAATGGCGCGGCTTGGCAAGGCGTTGGCCGACCTGATCGACGAAGGAGCCAATCCGGTTGCGGTCAATGTCGCGCGCCTGCTGGCGTTGACCGGCTGCCGACGCGGTGAAATCACCGGGTTGCGTTGGGAGTGGGTGGATTGGGATCGGGCGTGCATTCGCTTCCCCGACTCCAAGACCGGGGCAAAGGTGGTGCCGTTGGGCGCGGCGGCGCTGGGGCTGCTGACCGCCTTGCAGGGCGATGAGCGAACCGGCCCGGTGTTCCCTGGTCGGGGGCGCGACGGCACCACCACCGCCGTGTGGAAGGTGTGGGACAAGGCCCGGACGCGCGCCGAGTTGCCGGGCGTGCGCATTCACGACCTGCGCCACAGCTTCGCCAGCGTCGGCGCGTCGGGTGGCGACAGCCTTGTTGTGATCGGTGCTTTGCTGGGCCATCGGGACACCACCACCACGGCCCGCTATGCCCACCTGTCGAACGATCCCCTGAAGGCTGCCGCCGACCGGATCGCCGGGACCATTGCCGCCGCGATGAAGGGAGAGACCAGCGGCAACGTGGTGCCACTCGCATCCAAAAGGCCGGGGCGTTCATAGGCGTTGAACTTGTGGGCGTTGAACTTCGGGGCTGCGACTCGGGACGCGTTGAAACATCTATCATCCGATGATAGGTTTAAGGCGCTGGGGAGGGGGCATGGTTGATGAACAATGGGGGCTTCAAACCCTTCTCGATATGGATGGGCAGCGCGGTGAAGTCGGGGGCGGCTATTGGTTCAAGATCGAAGCGCGCGCGGTCCCGCTGTCACCGGCCATTCCGCACGGGGTCAAATACTCGCTGACGCTGCATGTCATGGAGGGGCCGCGCATCTTCGGGATCGACAACGCGCACGCTCCGAAGGTGACGGGGGAAAGGCGCGGGCCGGGGCGGGTGCGGCGGATTGAGTACGACCACCAGCATCATGGGCAGAAAATCAGCTTCTACGAATATGTGTCGGCGCAAGACCTGTTGACGGACTTTTTCGCCAAAGTCGATGCGGTGCTGAAAGAGCGAGGGGTGAAATCATGACCGAACGTGTCGTCAAGGTGGGGATCGCCACCTATGAACAGCAAAAGGCGCGGTTGATGGCCATCGCTCGCGGTGAACACAAGCCTGCGCCGGATGAGCCGAAAATCTGGTTCTCGTCCATCGAAAGCTTTGCGCAAGTCCTTTCGACCAAGAACCAACTGCTGTTGGAATTGATCGCGGAAGCCAAACCGTCATCCGTGGCGGAATTGGAAAGCTTGAGCGGGCGGAAGGGGCCGAACCTGTCGCGCACCCTGAAGACGCTGGCCGGGTTCGGGCTGGTCGATTTGCAACGCCACGGGCGCACCCTGGTGCCGCGTGCCGTTTATGATCGGGTGTCGGTGGATTTGCCATTGCTCACCGCTGCGCACCAACGTGGGGCGTTGCTGTGAAGCGTCTGGACGAGGCTTGCCCCCACGTTGCTGCGGCGCGGATCGGGCGCAAGCGTGAGACGGTGCATTCACGGCCCGTGACGTGATCGTGCTGAACCCGAAGATCCCCCCGTCACTGAACGGCCAAACCGACTTCACGGACCGCACGCAAAACATAGCTTCGCGCTGGTTTGCGAGCAACTCTTGATTGGGGCGGGTATGGACCTGAAACGCAAGCGCATCGGCGGCATGTCTGGTCTTGCTCTTGACGTGGCGTGCGCCTCCCCGCACGCTGAATCGGTCTGTTGAGGGCGGAAGACCCAGCCGCCGCACTTTCCCGCAAGGGCGAGTTGAGGGCTTGACCCAAGAGATCCGTAATGGGGCACGGCTCAGACATGAAGGCCCGGCTTTCGCTGGGCCTTCTTTGCTTTCCGCTGTTGGCGGGCAGCGCTTCCGGTTGAAGGACCTGGATCGGCAGGGGCGTGAGCGGCGGGTGTTTGAGTGCGCCTGTTATGCTGGCGTGCCAGCGTGCAGCCGTTTTTTCAGGAAGGCTTGACCGACCGGAACGAATGTGGAACGAATAACCCCGCCAACGCCAGAAAACCAACCAAAGCCCGCCCGGTTCCGCCGTGGCGGGCTTTTTGTTTCAGGGAGCTTCCTTGCGCAGACGCACCCCAGCGCCACCGCCGTTTTCAGGGATGAACTCAACGCCCGCCGCTTCCAGGGCGGCGCGGATCGCGGCGAGGGTGGTTTCATATGCGGAGATCGTGCCGGGTTTTGATTCAAGCCGTTTGATGGTTGGCAAGGAGACCTTGGACTGTTCAGCCAAGTCACGCTGTTCCCAGCGCACGAGCATCCGTGCGGCTCTGACTTGCTCGCTGGTCAGCATGAGATGATACCTCAGGTATTGACTAGTGTTTGCTGGTTAGATTATGCCTGAGGTATCATGTTTTGCCAAGGAAGCCATCATGCGAGAGTTTCTTGCCACCCCCAAGGTGCGCCCTGATCGGGGCGCTGTTTCCCGCCGCCGGTTGGCGGCTCGTGCGGTTTCAGGGAGCTTCCTTGCGCAGACGCACCCCAGCGCCACCGCCGTTTTCAGGGATGAACTCAACGCCCGCCGCTTCCAGGGCGGCGCGGATCGCGGCGAGGTTGTTATGAGTTGGCGATCCCCGGCCCGCTTCAAAGTTGCGGATGGTGCTCTCGCCAAGATGGGATGCTTCGGCAAGCCGCTTTTGCGACCAGTCGATTAGTGCGCGAGCCGCACGGCATTGGGCTGGTGTCATCATGACAACGACAATGGCCGAAATAACGAAAATCGTCAACCGATACCGGAATGCGCTTGCTTCGTTTCGCGCACCGTTTTACGGTACCGAATAACGAAAAACGTTAATCTGAATATGCGAGGCCATCATGCGAGAGTTTCTTGCCACCCCCAAGGTTGCCAAGAGGAAGCTCAACAACCCTGGTCCGCGTGCGATCATCGCCATGGAAGCCCAACTGATCCAGCTTGAGGGGGCCATCAACGCCTTGAGCGTGATCGCTGAGACCATGGGACATGGTGAGGCTCCGTCTGCCGCCTCCTACCTGTCCAGGGCGGCAGCCGAACACCGGGAAGAGCTACAGCGGCTGTGGTTGATCGCGTTCAAGGCGGTTTCGCCGCTCGCCTGACCAACGATCTTGACATGTTGGGAGAGTCACAACATTATCCAGACAGTCCGGGAAAACAATGTTGAGACAACGCCAACATTAGGGGTGCGTGATGAACCTGAGAAACCTGTATGCGCAAGGGATGGCCGAAGCGCTCAATATGACCTTGCATGAGTTGTACGACTGGGAGCGAGCCATCCGGGACGATGGGCAGTTTTCCGGCGGGCGCTCCGGCCCTGGTGGCGGAACCCCGGCCACTCCGGGGAACGTTGCGCTGTTGCTGAGTGCGATCTTGGGGAGTCCAACCAAGCGCAACGCCGGGCGGATCGCAAAGACTCTCAATCTTGGCGCAATGTATATTTCCCCGAATCAACAGTCCCGTGATGCTTTTGGAGAACAAAAATGCCCTCTGACTGGGCAAAGTTACTTTGGTGAAGCGTTGACGGTTCTGTTGGCTCTGCCTCAGAAAGCCCGAGACATTGATCGGATCGAGGTTGATCCCGACATCAAAACATTTACGATTTGGGAGAGTTATTCCCTAGACGGAAAGATTTACACGCCGAAACATCGGTTTGCGTTTCCCGATGCTGATGAAAAGGAGGTTCCCCCCATCCGCACGGTGCGCATTCTGACCGGCAAGGCGCTGCGGGCTATCGCTGAAGCGATGGCGGCGGATGAAGAGGACAACGGCTGAGTTGACTGGGGGCATTGGCCCCAACTTCGAAAGGAACCACAACATGTCTGATCTGAGCATTCGGCAGAATGACGTTCTGCCGCAAAGCCCTGACCTTTGCCTTCCGCCCGCCCTGCGCAAGCCGCGCCTGCGCCGTTGGGAGGCTGCCGAGTATCTGGAATTGGTCCACGGCGTGACCGTCGCCCCGGCCACGCTTGCCAAATACGCCAGCGTCGGGGGTGGCCCGGCCTTCAACAAGGGGGTGAGCCGGACGCCGCTGTACCCCGTCGCGGAACTCGACCGCTGGGCGGTTGAGCGCATGGGGAAGTTGGTCCGCTCCACCAGCGACCTGGGTGCGTGATTGGCGGATCGAAGGGGGGGAGGGCTGCACCATGAACGCTGAGGGAGGATACACCCGGCAGTATCGGCGGCTGTGGGACAACCCGGTTTTTCGAAGCAAGCAAGAGGCCGCTGTGTTTTCGTGGATGCTGGCCGCTGCCCAATGGCGGGATGGCCGCATTTCGACGAAATACGGCCCTGTGCGCCTGGAAACCGGGGAACTCCTGATCGCGGAACGCAGCTTGGCCGAAGAGTTCGGCTTGCACCGAAACACCATGCGGAACCTGATCCAACGCATGGTTGACGATGGCATGATTGCCCTGTTTCGGGACCGCTGCCCGCAGAACGCCGGGACCATCGCCCGCATCATGAATTACAAGGAATATCAAGGTATTGATGGCGATTTTGGACCGCAAGAGGACCGCTTGAAGACCACAAGCGGGACCAGTTCAGGACCGCAAGAGGACCGCTTTAGGACCAAGAACAAAGAAGGGAATACAGTTAAAGAAGTTAACTGTTGTGTTGATGGGCGCGAGCCGGTTTCCGATCTGGCCGGTGATCCGGTTCCATCCGGCAACCCCCAGCCTGAGCCGAATGGGGGGCTTCGGGTGATTTTGGCCGAACGGGCGATCATTCACGCGTTCGACAACGCCCGCGCTGCGGCCTTTGGCGAAGACCAACGCCGCCCCTTCCCTCACCCCACGGACATCACCCACGCCAAGCGATGGGTTGCGGCGGGTGCGGACGATGCGCTGTGCGAGGGGGTGTTTTCCGCAATCTGCGCCGCGATGGCCGCCCGGTCCCAAGCTCCACCGGGAACGTTGTCCTACTTCGAGAAGCCCATAGCCGACGCCATCGCCCAACGAAACCGCCCAATGCCCAAGGGAGGCCCGCATGAACACCGTCGCCCCGTTCAACCCATTCGGCACGCTTCCCAAGGAAACCATTTCGAGGCGCTACTTGAGCGCGACCTTGAGCGCTGTTTTGGCGACGCCTGAAACCGTCGTGTTCACCGACGATCATGGAGCCGAAAACCGCCCGTGCCCGTGGCATCCGCCCGCTGTCATCACCGACGAGATGAAACGCGATGCGGTCCACGCGTTGGGGGTTCTGAAGGTCCAATCCAGGCCGGTGAACCAAGAGGAGGCTGATCGGTTCGTGGCCCATGTGGCGAATCTGTGCGCGGGAAAGGACTTGCCGCCCGAACGCAAGCTGATGGGGGCCGCGTCGGCCATTCTGCGCGCGGGCTATCCCGCTGCGATCATCAACGACGCGGATGTTGTCAAACGGGTCTTGCGGCGGCTGACCGTTCCGGGCCGTCCGACATGGTGGCCGAGTTGGCCGGAATTGGAAGCTGCCTTGGACGCGGAGCGTGCGGCCTTCCGGCAGGAATGGGAGCGCTTGACGGTGATCGCCAAAGGGGGAGCCGGTCCCCGGATCGGGCGTTGGCGTGACACGGACGGTTCCGACCACAACGCGACGCCAACGGAAGCGCAAAAGGCGAACGTCGCCAAGCTGCTGGCCGACGCTGGCATCATCAAGCGGATGCCGGGTGTCCGGTGATGTGTCAAGGGTGCGGAAATCATTCTGTTCCGGTTGGAAAACCCTGGAATGATGAAGAAAAGACAAATCACAAGGCGTGTGGTTGTTTTGATTTTATAACTTGATTGCGCGGATACTGCGACGAATTTTGCTTTTGTACGGCAAAGGACGCGGCAAATGTTTGGAGCAATCAAGGGATTTTTCACGGATACTGAGCGCAAGAGCGCGGACGGCTATGAGGTTCTGACCGGCGGGGCGTTGCCGACCGCTGCCGGTGTGTCGGTTTCCCCGGAAACCGCCATGCGCTGTTCGGTGTCCTTCGCCTGCATCAAGGTCATTGCCGAAACCATGGGGCAACTGACCCCGCACCTGTACCGCCGCAAGGGCGATGACCGGGAGCGCGCCACCGACCATCCCCTTTACGCCCTGGTGACGAAGGCCGCGAACGACTGGACCCCGGCCAGCGAGTTCCGGCTTGTGCTGGGCACCCACCTTGCCACCCACGGCAACGCCTTTGCCTTCGTCAACCGGGACGGCGAGGGCCGGGTGGTGGAGTTGATCCCGCTCGATCCCCGCGCGGTTTCCATCCGGCAAGACCCGCGCACCATGGCCCCGGTCTACAGCGTCGCCACCGGCAACCCGGCGCTGCCCGCCCGCGACTATGACCGATCCGAGATCCTGCACATCCGGGGCGTGGGGCTGGACGTTCACAAGGGCGCGTCGCCCGTCACGCTGGGCCGGGAGGCCATTGGCCTGTCTTTGACGTTGGAGGCCCATTGCGCCGGGCTGTTCGGTCGCGGTGCCAAGCCGTCCGGGATTTTGAAGGTCAAGGGCAAGAAGACGCCCGAGGCGTTGCAGCGCATCCGCGCCCTGTTCACCCGCTTCTATTCGGGGGCGGACGCCGAACACCGGACGATGATGTTCGATGACGACATGGATTTCACCCAAATCCAGTTGAACAGCGTGGACGCGCAAACCCTGGAAATGCGCCGGTTCCAAATCGAAGAGGTGTCGCGCTTTTGGCGGGTGCCGCTGCATCTGGTCAACGAAATGGACCGCGCCACCCACGCGAACGCCGAGAGCATGGGGCAACAATTCCTCACCTTCTGCATGTTGCCCATCTTGCGCAGTTGGTGCGACGCGCTGGCGATCACGCTGCTTTCGCCCGACGAACGGGACAGCCTTTATTTTGAATTTCTGGTGGACGATCTGGCCCGCGCCGACATCGCCGCCCGGTTCGAAGCGATGAGCAAGGCGATTTCGTCGGGCATTCTGAACCCGAACGAAGCCCGCGCGATGGAGAACCGCCCGCCCTACGCCGGGGGTGAAACCTTCATGCGCCCGGTCAACACCGCGCCCGCCCCGACCACAGGGGGCGCGCATGGAACGGCTTGATCTGGAGTTCAAAGCCGCCCCCAGCGGTGCCGGGCTGATCGAGGGGCTTGCGTCGCCCTTCGGGGGTACGCCCGACCGCGTGCGCGACATCGTGGCCCCCGGTGCCTTCTCCCGCTCGCTGGCCGAACACAAGGCGCGCGGCACCATGCCCGCCATGCTGTTGAGCCACGATCCGGCGGCGGTTGTCGGGGCGTGGGAGCGCGTCGAGGAAACCCCGCGTGGGTTGACGGTGGCCGGGCGGCTGACCCTGGGGACCACCACCGGGGATGACGCCTATGCCCTGGCCCGCGCCAAGGCGCTGACCGGCCTGAGCATCGGTTTCCGCACCATCAAGGCCACCCGCCTGCCCGGCGGCATCCGGCGGTTGGATGAGGTGGACTTGCTCGAAATTTCACTGGTGTCGGTTCCGGCTGCCCCCGCCGCGACCATCACCAGCGTGAAATCCTTCCCCGCCGTTTCGACGGCACGAACCCACGAGGAAAAGACCATGGCCGATCCGAACGCGGCGACCACCGACACCACCGACACGCCCCCCGCCGACACCCGTCTGACCGCCTTGGAAGGGACGGTTTCCGACATCGACAAGCGTTTGAAATCGGTTGAGGACAGCATGGGGACCACCGCGAAAGGCGTCTCGCGCATTGAAACGATGCTGCGCCGTCCGGGAACCGCCGCGACCACGGGCGACGCGGCAACCACCGCGCCCGAACGCAAGGCGTTTGAAGCCTACCTCCGGGGCGGAACCGCCGGGATGGAGTTCACCGAGGTGAAGACCCTGCGCACGGGCGACGACACCAGCGCGGGCTATCTGGCCCCGGCGGAGTTCATCGCGGAGGTGGACAAGAACATCGTGCTGTGGTCGCCCGTCCGTCAACTTGCCACCGTGCGCAACACGGCGCGCGGATCGGTGGAACTGCCCAAGCGGATCGGTCGCCCCACCGCGACGTGGGTGGAGGAACTGGAAGACCGCGACGACACCGAAACCGGCTCGCGCTATGGCAAGTCGGCCTATGAGGTGAAGGAACTGACCGCCTATGTCGATGTGGCGTTCAGCACGCTGGAAGACGCCGCCGTGGACATCTTCGCGGAACTCGCCGCCGATCTGGCCGAAGAGTTCGGGCAAGCGGAGGGTGAGGCGTTCGTCACCGGCAACGGCGTCAAACGCCCCATGGGCTTCATGACCGACACCAGCATCCCGACCGTGGCGAGCGGCGACGCGGCGAAGATCACCGCCGACAGCTTGATTGACGCCTTCCACGCCCTGCCGTCGCCCTACCGGACGAACGCTGTCTGGGCGATGAACTCCACCACCCTGGGGGCGGTTCGCAAGCTGAAGACCTCGACGGGCGAATATCTGCTGTCCATGACCGGGCTGGCCGGTTCCCCCGTCACCACGATCCTGGGCCGTCCGGTGGTGGAACTGCCCGACATGCCGGACATCACGGCGGGAGCCATCCCCCTGGTGTTCGGTGACTTCGCGCAAGGCTATCGCGTGTTCGACCGGGTGGGCTTCTCCCTGCTGCGCGACGACCTGACCCAACGCACCAAGGGGAAATGCCGCTTCCACGCCCGCAAGCGGGTGGCCGGTGGCGTTCGCAAATCCGAAGCCCTGCGCAAGCTGCGCATCGCCACGAACTGAGGAAGGGCCACACCATGCGCGACCTGCTGAACAGCATCCATCCCATCACCATCATCCCGCCGGGGGTGGCGACCAGCGACAACACCCCCGTCGTGTCCGCCATCGTGGACCGGCTGGGCTATGGCTCCGTGACCTTCGTCTTGCTGACCGGCTCGCTTGCCGACGCGGACGCCACCTTTGCCGTCCTGTTGGAGCATGGCGACGCGGCGAACCTGTCCGACGCGGTGGCCGTGCCTGACGCTCTGCTGGTGGGCACCGAGGCGTTGGCGGGCTTCACCTTTGCCGACGACAACAAGGCCCGCAAGCTGGGCTATGTCGGGGGCAAGCGCTACCAGCGCCTCACCATCACCCCCACCGGCAACGCCAGCGCGGCGAACCTGGGGGCCGTGGCGATCCTGGGGCATCCGGCCAACGCCCCCACCAGCAACCCGCCGGTGTGAGGCCCGCCATGCTGACCGTCATCACCCCCGCCACCACCCGCCGACTCACCACCGTGGCCGCGATCAAGGCTGAGTTGTCCCTTGTGACGGGGGCGGATGATCCGTTCATCGCGGACCTGATCGCCCGCGCAAGCGCGACGGTCGAACGGTTCTGCAACCGCGTCTTCGCCCTGGAAACGGTGCGCGAAAGCGTTCGCCTGACGGTCGCCGCCGACGCGCTGTCCCTTGGGCGTTGGCCGGTGGTTTCCATCCTCTCGATCATCGAAGGGGGAAAGGCGCTGACCTCCGCCGATTACGAAACCGACGGTGGAGCCGGGTTCATCCACCGGCTGACCGGCTTGGATCGCCGTTGTGATTGGCCGGTTGGCAAAGTGACGGTGGAGTACACCGCCGGTTACGTCGCGCCTGGACAACCGGGCCGCACGCTCCCGGAAGACATCGAGCGGGCAACCATCATGCTGGTGAAGGCGGGTTGGTTCGCCCGATCCCGCGATCCGATGGTGCGCACGGAAGACGTGTCGGGCGTCATGGCAACCACCTATTGGGTGGGCGGCTTTGGCGCGGGCGTGTGCCTGCCCCCGGATGTTGAAGGGCTTCTCTTTCCCCACCGTCAACCGTCCATCGGGTGAACCGCCATGCTCAATCCCGGCACTTACGCGCTTGCCGACCGCGCCATCACCACCGCCATCAACGAAGCGCAGTCGCCCATTCTGGACTTGGAGGGCGTGACCGCCGTCACCATCCAGGCGCGGCTTGCCTATGGCTCCGGCGGCACGACCGCCAAGGTTTATGTGGCGACCAGCCTTGACGGCGGGATCACCTGGGTTGACGTGGCGTGTCTCGCCTTTGGCGCGGCGGGCGCGGTCAAGGTGGTGAATGTGTCCGGCCTGACGCCGAGGGGCACCCCCGCCGTTCCCACCGATGGCGCGTTGACGGACGACACCATTCTTGACGGCATTCTCGGGGACCGGCTCCGCGCGCGGATCGTGACCACCGGTACCTATGCCAACAGCATCATCTCTGTGAAGGCGGTGGTGCGATGACTCAGAACTTGCAATGCGCTCTGCAACCTTGGTATAAAAACGTCCTGCCGCTGCCTTATGGCGACGTGTATGCGTTCGTAGCTCATCTGGATAGAGCGCCAGCCTTCCAAGCTGGAGGTAGGGGGTTCGAGTCCCCCCGGGCGGCGGCAGTATGATTCCCGAAATTGCAGCCCTTGACCGCGCTCTTGCCGTGGCCGGTGAACCCGTGCTGTTGCGCCGCTTCTACGGCGTGAACCCGCGCACGAGCGTGGACGTGGAATGCATGGCCTTCGTGCGAGGCTACAAGCCGCAAGAACTGATCGGCAGCATCACCCAGACGGACATCTTCGTCATCCTGTCACCGACGGAGATCGAGCGGGCGAAGTGGCCCGGCGGTTCCGGTCTGTCGGGCACCCCAGACCCGCGCGTTCCGAGGAAAGGCGACTCGCTGGTTGTTCGCGGCACGATGCGGAACGTGGAGGCCGTGGGGCCGGTCTATGCGCGGGGTGAGTTGGTGCGCATTGAAATGAACGTGAAGGGGTGAGCCATGCCCTACGCCGCTCCCCGCATCTGCACATGCGGTTCGGTCATTCCCGCCGGTCAACGGTGCCGACGCTGCGCCAAGGCTGTGGAAGCCGCCCGCCCGGATCGCCACGCGCGCGGCTATGACGCCGATTGGTCCCGTCTGCGCCGTGCCCATCTGAAGGCGCACCCCGGCTGTGTGGTGTGTGGGGCAACCGAGGGGGTGGACGTGGACCACAAGGCCAGCATCAAGGACCGGCCCGACCGTCGTCTTGACCCGTCCAACCTTCAAACGCTCTGCCGCCTGCACCACAACCGGAAGACACACGGAAAAACATCATGATCGCAAGGGGTTGGGGTAGGGGGTTCCCAATTTCGGGGGAGAGGGGCCGGTACCGGATGGGGGTCTTCCTCCCGAGAGAGGCGAATTGAGCAAATCGGATAAGGGGTGCTGTGATGCGTGGACGGAAACCGGAGTTGAAGGCGATTGACGGCGGGCTTGCCCGGTTGCCGCCCGCGCCGTCCTGGCTGCCGACCGAGGCCAAGGCCGAATGGCGGCGGGTGGTGCCGGGGTTGCGCGCCCGCAAGACGGTGACGCGCGAAGACCTGCCCATGTTGGAATCCTACTGTCTGGCCGCTGGCACCGTCCGCCGGATGCAGGCGACCCTTGCCACCGAAGGCGACACCATCACCAGCGCCAAGGGCGAGGTGCGGCGGCACCCGGCCTTTCAGACCATGTTCCAGGCCCTGACCGAAAGCCGCCGGTTGGCTGCCGAACTGGGCTTGACCCCGGCCAGCCGCAACAAGGCCGCTCCCACGGACAACGACGATGACGACCTATCCGGCTTGGATCTCTGACGGTTCCGACATCCCCGACCCCTTGGGCTACGGGCAACGCGCCGTCGATTTCCTGCGCCTGCTGCGCCACCCGAAATCCACCCTGCCCAAGCGGGCGTTCCAGCTTCACGACTTTCAAGAGCGTCTGGTCAGACGCATCTACGGCCCGCGCCACCCGGACGGGCGGCGGATCGTGCGCAACGTCGTCATGCTGCTGCCGCGCGGCGGGCGCAAAACGAGCCTGGGCGCTGGTCTGGGGCTGCTGCACACCATCGGCCCGGAGCGGGTGCCCGGCGGGCTGGCGCTGTTCGCCGCGTCGGATCGGGAGCAAGCCCGAATCGGCTTTGAGGAAGCCGCCGGTATCTGCCGGGAGGATGCCCGGATCGGTGACAAGCTGCGGTTCATCGACTACCGCCACCGGATCGAGCATCCGAAATCCGGCTGCCAGCTTCGCGCCATTTCCTGCGACGCCGCCCGGTCCCACGGCACGACCCCCACCTTTGCCCTGGTGGACGAACTGCACGCATGGCCCAAGCGCGATCTGTGGGACGTGATCCGCACCGGCTTGGTGAAGGTTCCCGGTTCCCTGTGCGTGGTCATCTCCACCGCCGGGCGCGGTCAACAGAACGTCGCCCATGACATCGTGGATTACGCCCGCCGCGTCGCCCGTGGCGAGATCGACGACCCCGGCACGCTGCCCGTCCTGTTCGAGACGGCCCCGGATGCCGATTGGCGCGACGAACGGGTGTGGTTCCGCGCCAACCCCGGTTTGGCCCATGGCTTCCCCGACATCGACGGCTTGCGGCAGCTTGCCCGTGAAGCGGAGAACCGCCCGGCGGATCGGGAGGCGTTCAAACAACTGCACCTGAACGTGTGGCTGGATCATTCGACCGACCCGTTCGTTGACATGTCGGTCTATGACGCAGGGGCCGAACCGCTCGACCTCGACGCCCTGGCGGGCGCGCCCTGCTGGCTTGGTGTGGACCTGTCGAGCAATTCGGACCTGACGGTGGTGGTGGCGTGCTGGCGCGTCGGGACGGGCTATGCGGTGCTGCCGCATTTCTTCTGTCCTGGCGACAACCTGCGGGGCCGACAGGACCGCGACGGCGTGCCCTATGTCCGCTGGGCGGATGACGGCCTGATCGAGCCGACACCGGGCAACGTGGTGGACTTCCGCGCGGTGGAAGACTGCATCCGCGACCTGTGCGACCGCTTCAACGTGGTGTCGGTGGGGATCGACCCCCACCTTGCCCGCTCCACCCTGAACACGCTGACCGAGGACGGTTATCCGGCTGTGGAGGTGCGGCAAGGCTGGATCACCATGGCCCCCGCCATCAAGGAGCTTGAGCGCGCCATCGTCGGGCGACAGTTTCAGCACGGCGGGCATGAGGTGTTGCGCTGGTGCTTCGACAACATCCAGGTGGAAACCGACCGGGCCGGAAACCGCCTGTTCAGCAAGGGCAAGGCGCGCGAGCGGATCGACGGGGCCGTTGCCTGCGCCATCGCCGTATCGCTGGCGCAACACGGTGAAGCGGGAGGCTCCATTTACGATCTGGACGTGGAGGACGAAGAGTTCTTAGTTTGACGGTGCTGTTTTTGTCGTCGCCATCAACTTCGCCGCTGCCATTTGCGGTGATATAATGAATATTAACGGCTTTCGAGAATTAGTGTGACCAAAGCAAAAAAATCGGCCCCGCAAGTGCGGGGCCATATCTTACGGCTATTGCTGAGATCAAGCTAGGCTAACGTTATGCTCTACGAGCGACCTTACGTTCCTCTTGGGCCTTATGATCGTACTTGCTCAGGGCAGCCTCGAACGAAGCGTCAACACGCCACTTCGCAAACGTCGCTCTGGCACGCTCCTCGGCGTTCTCGCAGAACTCTATCTGGTCTGTCCTGTTCATAGCTCACTCTCCATTGACTTACATAGCTAGCGCCTATCCGAGGCGGGAATCAAACGATTTCTGGATCCCCGAGCGTTGCTAGCCAAACGCGCTTTCCATTCCAGTCGTCACATTGGAGCACCTTGTACCCACATCCAACAAAGACACGAGAAATCATATAATGTTTGTCCATAGATTTTTCAGGGGGGTTATGGTCATACGTACACCTATCCACCTGTCTGGGTCGTTTTATGTTCAAAATAGTTTCGGTTAGGTAGCAAACGATCCCTAGTATCATCCATCGATCTTGTTTCGTAAACTCATCATGAATGCTTCTGCCTGTCCAATGCTCAACAGCTTCACCGGTGAAACTGTTCCTTTCGACGATATAAAAATGGTACTCGGGCCGATCCAGCGCGTAAGGGGCAAGAGCTACTGCGGCGAAGTATGTTGTCCCCTTATCCTGGTCTGCTCCAAGATAACAGAGAGCCATACAATCGTGTTCTCCACGATCAAAAAAATCATAATCAGATGGGGGAACGGTTGCTTCAAGGACAAATGGCATAGCAGCACTGTCAACTTTAGGACGGGGCGTGGAGCTTAATCGTATCGGAAGTTTGCGTAAAGAGGTGCCTACTTACCGCAGCCATTGAACTTGCTTCCACCGTATTGATAACACAATGTATATTATAGATACTAGCGTACGGGATGATGTGTGGCTGGGTGCCAAACAGAGCGTGATCGATGCCGCCGACACCTTGCTTACATGGCGCTTACATGCTCCCCCGTCCGGCACTCAATCCGTTGAATAGCAATCATAATGCCAGCTTTTCCCTAGCATCTGGCAGGCCGATGACGACGGCGTGTTGAATCCGGCGACGATCCGCTTGGTGCCGGGAACGATCATCCCCAAGGCGGTGGGGTCCGCCGGGTTGACGCCGCTGGCCAATCCGGGGCGGTTCGACGTCTCGCAACTGGTGCTCGAGGATCTGCGGTCGCGCATTCGCCACGCCCTGCTGACGGATCGGTTGGGGCCGGTCGATCAGGCGCGGATGACCGCGACCGAGGTGATGGAGCGGTCCGCCGAGATGGCGCGGCTGTTGGGGGCGACCTATGGCCGCCTGCAAGCGGAGATGCTGACGCCGCTGCTGTTGCGCGCCGTCGCCATCCTGCGCCGCCGGGGCGAGATTCCCGACATCACCGTCGATGGGCGGCTGGTGGCGCTGCAACACCGCTCCCCGTTGGCCCAGGCCCAGGCGCAACGCGATGTGCGGGCGACGCTGCGCTGGCTCGACACCGTGCAGCAGCTGGGGCCGCAGGCCGCCGCCACGGTGGACGCCGCCGCGACCGCGCGCTGGCTGGGCGAAGCCTTTGGCGTTCCGGCCACGCTGATGCGGGCGGAGGACGCGCCGCCGCCGGTCCCGGCATCGCCTGCCGCCATTTCGCCCGCTGCCGTCCCGCCCGCCACGGTTCCGCCTGTCTCCGCGTCCTCCGCGACCGGGGGCGTCCATGGCTGATCGCATCCTGGAACCGAACCTGGACACCACGGCGGGGTGGGGGTGGTTGAACGGGGTGACGCCCCCGGACGCATCCACCAACGCCGCCGCCGACAGTGCCGCCGATCCGGCCCCGGCCTTTGCCCGTTGTTTCGCCGGGCCGGACGGGCAGCGGGTGCTCGACACGCTGCGGGCGATGACGTTGGGCCGCGCCCTTGGCCCCGACGTTCCCGACGCCGCGCTGCGCCATCTGGAAGGCCAACGGCATCTGGTGGCGGTGATCCTGGCCCTGACGGCGCGCGGGCAACGGGCCTGAGCCGCCTTTTCCTTGCTGTTAGAATGGAGTGTGTGACCGATGGCCGACAATCTGCTGATCGCCCCCCGCACCGGTGCCGGGACCGATGTCCCGCCCAACACCCCGCCCGCCGAGCCCGACGCGGTCCCGGAGAAGTTCCGCGACCCGAAAACCGGCGCGCTGCGGGTGGACGCCCTGTTGAAATCCTATCGCGAGCTGGAGCGACGCCTGTCGGTGGCGGCCCCGGTCGCGTCGCCCGCCAACAGCCCGCCGGACCCGGCGTCCTTCGATCCGGTCGCGCTGCGTCGGGCGTTGGGCGCGCCCGAGTCGCCGGAGGGCTATTGCATCGCCTGCGACCACGGCCTGTTCCAGCCCGACCCGGAGATCAACGGGCGGCTGTTCGAGGCGGGCTACACCCCCGGTCAGGCGCAGTTGCTCTATGATCTCGCCGCCGAGCGGATGATGCCGTTGATCCAGCATCTCGCCGCTGAATTCCAGGCCGAACGCGAGGTCGAGCGGCTGGTCGCCCGCTTTGGCGGCGAAGAGAAATGGCGGGAGGTGTCGCGCCAGCTTCTCGCCTGGGCGGGCAAGAATCTGCCGCCCGCCGCCGTCGAAGGGTTGTCCACCACTTATGAAGGGGTGATGGCCCTGCACGCGATGATGTCGGGGACCGAGCCGACGGCCCTGGCGCTGGGGCCGGGGCGGGCCACCGTCGCCGATGGCGAGGCGGAGTTGCGGGCGTTGATGCGCGACCCGCGCTATTGGCGGGACCGCGACCCGGCGGTGATCGCCCGCGTCACCGACGGGTTCCAACGCCTGTACCCCACCCGGATGTAA